CCTCTGCTCTTCCGCACCAAGCTGTGAGCCTAGCGCAACCTGACCAGCAATCCGTTGTTCAACATCACGCCTAAAAGCTTCCGTCTCTGGGCTGGTCGTTGCCTCAAGAGGAGTTTCAGCCATCGTCTGGTACTGCTTGGCAAGACCGCGAACAGTCGCGCCAACAGTAGGATCAATCTCGTCAATCTGCCTTAGTGTTCGTTCTTCTGGAAGGCGTAAGGATTCTCTGAATTGCGATATTGCACCAGTAGCTTGCTCGCCAGATACGGGCTGATAATTCTCGAAAAGATTCTTAGCCTCAAGAGTATCCTTTTGCGCCTCTGCCAATTCTGAATTTAGGCTATCAATTGATTTCTGTGCTTCGGCACGCCTAGGGTCGTTTGCTGGAAGATCGGACAAGAACTGGTTGGCTTGAGCAATCTGGCTCTGCAGATCGGTTGTTGCGGCTGTGCCAATATCATACAGACTTTTATACTCATTCTTTCTGGCCGTGTTGATGTCATTAAGAATCTGATCGTCTGTAACTTGAGAGTTTAACTTCCCAGACAACGCATCAGTTCCAAAGACTTTATTGGCGCGAAGATTTGCAAGCCCAGTATCAACCTTGGCAAGATCGGCGGCCCTTCCTCCAATGCCTTGAACAACATCAGATAGGCCATATCTAGTAAATGATTCTTGAAAGCGAGGAGCTAGATTCTTTGCGTCAGTAGCAAGGCGAATGGCAGATTCTCTGCTTTGCAAAAGTTTTTCTCGCGCATTGTTTTGGCTTTTGTTTTTGGCCCAAGCCTGATCGACTTGTTTTTTCTCAACAGCAGTAAGCTTATTGTATTCTTGAGATCCAGGGATATTCTTGCCCTGCTCTTCCAGAATCTTTCTTTGGGCATCATAATTATTGATTGTCGTATCTACGTCATTGATTCTATCAATAATACTGCGTTGATTTTCGCTTATATTCTTTCCAGAAAAATCTCTTACCGTTCTTCCCAATTTTTGAAGGGTTGCCTTATCCGCATCGTTTATGTTCTCAAGCCCAACCGATATTGCAGCCTCAAAAGCTTTCGAGTAATTATTTACTGCTTGTGTAAAGTTCGCTGGATACTGTGAGACTGTCTCTATTCTAGGGCGAGCTTCTTCAAACCTTTGACCCGCCTTTGCGATGTCATATTTCAATACTTGTTGGGTTATGTTTTCTTGCTTGCCAGTAACAGGATTTGGCCTTTGCCCCACAACTACTGTTCCAGAAAAAGCAAAATTGGCTGGGTCTAGTTTGTAGACATCCTTAATTAACTTCTCTTCTCCGCCAGCTACGTTGAATTTGCCCTTAGAGTCAATAAGCGACTCAACATCCTTTACTCCAAGTTCCTTGAACCTTGCGGCTTCGTTGGCCTGCTTTATGTCGTAACCGCCCTTTGCAAACTTCGTGTAATCCAAACCAAGCGACTTTACTGCATACGCTTTGTTGGCTTTTGTGAGATCATAGGAACCGCCAGACTTAAACAAGGCTGGATCTAATCCAAGATTTGTTTTTAAATATTCTTTCCTGGCTGCAGTTAAATCTGCATTGTTTGCTGATGTGACATAAGCTTCTGGATTTGCCAATTGTGGCAATGCCTTCCTAATTGCATTAATGGCATTATTTCTTTTTGTAGCAGCCGCTGTTGCTGCTCTTTCTGCTGCTGTTGCCATATTAGCCGACTCCTACTCTTGGCAGATTGCTCAAGTAATCAACATTGCCTATTCCCTGCGATTGCTGGACATTCTGTGGAACTGCACCCATAGGAGATTGGCCATAAAGGCGAGCGAACTGAATTGCAGCTTGCTGACCCAATCCACGCTGAGTTGCGTATGCTTCTGGAGCCATTTCAAATTGACGGCGCATAGCCTCCAAAGAACGTTGTGGGCCAAGCTCACGCTCAACCTGCAAGCCAGCTTGGGCTGATCTCTGCAAATCCAAGGCTGACATCTGGCGTTCTAGTTCACGCTGGCGCGGAGAATACTTCTCCCGCAACCTTTGTTCCAGCGCAGCAATTTCTGGCTGTTTCTGAATATAGGTCTCAAGGCTTGAGCGATAGAAAATATCATTCGCCTGAGCCGCCTTCAGCGGATCGGGCGGAGGCGGAGGTGCAGGAATAGAAGGACCGCCACCCATTAGAGTAAAGCCTTTCGCATAAATTTCATATATTCGTAACTCCTTGGTTTGCCAGAACGATTAAAGGTGATCCGCTTGCGAGGACCGAAACGCTCTGCCAAGAGCAACAGCAAGCATCGTAAGGATTTAGCACCTTTTGAGGAGATAGTCAAATCAACAAACACATTCTCACCATCTTCGCTATGCACATAATGGTCAGCCTTTTGCCCATCCTTTATGCACCTAGCCAAAGCCACCCCAGCTATACCTTCCTCATCCCTTACTATCCCGACCATACCCTGCTTCTCAAACCAGCCAAACCACTCAGCCAGGTTAGGCCACATAGCCTCTGGAACACCGCTTTCCTCAATGTACTCAATAGCGGTCATATTGCCTTCTGAATTTCAATTGTATCTGGGTTGGCGGCAGCTACGATTTGGCGTACAGCCAACTTGTTGCCAGTGCTTGAAATCTTGATGTTAAGCAAACGCCATTTCTCATACTTGCGCAGGTCGCTGGCAATCCTCTTCTTTGTGATTGTGGGCAGTGCTGCTGGCAGAACAAATGGCAATACTAAGGTCGTGCTTGCAATGTTGATGTTTGGCTGTACCACAACATCGCCAACATCGGTGTCACGCTGGATGAATATGGAGGTATCGTTTGAGAATGAGTTATCAAAGATAACCTCGAAATGGCTGCCATACTTGGCCGAGAAAGGATCGCCAAAGTTAAAGTCCTTGGTTCGCACATAGGACTGATACTCAGTCCCAGCATCCTTGTAGTCCTCAAATGTAGTGCCAGCTGGAGTCTTGTATCCAGAATACTTCTCAATGACTCCGTTGATCTTTTTGAATACTGCCCTTGATCCCTCGTTGTTGTAGTTGGTCAGGGTGAACTGCATAACCTGTGGACTCCAAGTACCCTCAAACGCATTCAATGCTGTATTGTAAACAATCAGCGTATCGTTGTAATCGTTTGAGCCAGTCGGTACGGCCAAGAAGTATCTGTTGTCGTAGAAGATTGCCGTGGCAAGTCGAATGGACTCCGTGTTAATGTTCTGGATGACATCCTTGACAACCTCGGAAAGAGGTATTCCTACTGATGTAAAATCGTCAGCAACCGAACGAACAAGCGACCTAATCCCGTTGTCCGACAAGAATAGAATATCGCTGCTTACTTGAACTGCACTCCCAGCCGCAACGCATCCAGTATTGTTTGAGATAAGCGAAACAATCCAATCCGTTGCAGATGTTGCATCTGGAGGAATGTCAAGCTGGAACACCCTTCGCTTCTTGAACACAATAATTCGATTCTTATAATAAGGAACAATTGCCGTTATCTCATCGCCATCGTCTCCGTTTACAACGATGCTATTAGCCGAACTCCATACGTTAGGATCTAAAATATCCGAGGCATATAACGTATTCCTATGCTCTCCAGAACCTGCGCCAATCAATCTATTTTCAGCATTTATTAAAAGCCTTAAATCTTGTGGTGGCGGGCTAACAGTTGCGGTTGCGGTTGCTCCAATTCCATCGCCAATAATTGTGACATTAGGTGCGCCAGAGTAACCAGATCCTCCGTCTGACACGGTCACGGTTATAGTTCCACCAGCTACTTGTGTAATTAGGGTTGGACTTGTACCGCCCCAATCTGGCCCAGTTACAAAAGCTGTAGCTGTTGTGTATCCAACGCCACTGCTGGTAACAGTAATGGCTCGCAGCTTACCGCCTTGTCTTGTTACTCTTGTTCCATCCCAAAAATGCAAATCGCCATCGGCATCTGCCATATACATCTTGTCGTTAAACTGAGCAAAACTAACTTCCACATCGGCATCAACACTGTATCCATTAGACCATATTTGAGCATCTGATCCAAATGTACTTGCAGTATTAGCCCAAGTTGTATCGGCTGGATGTAGGGTTGCGCTTCCGCTTGAGTCAATGCTATAAAATCTGCCTTGCGTTACTGTAAGCAATTGCTGGTAGTTGTATGTCTCGAAGTATCGCATTCCACCAACTGATGTTGATGTGCTGGTTGCTCCAGTTGCAAAGCTTGTAGTACCTACGCGAGTCTCAAGATTACCCTTTGGAGAAAGGGTCATATTGTACATCTCTTGTACTTGGTTTTCTGCTAGTAGGTCAGATTGCAGTCCGCTTGCTTGACCGCCCGTAAAGCTACGGATTCCGTCAAACGCCAAGAGATCGTCAAGGTTATCCGAGTAGTAAGGCATAATGCCTCCTTTAAGCCGAGAACATTTCTTCTATGGTTAGCTCGCCTAAACTTTGCGGAGTGATCTGCTTAATGCCGCCAACCTGGCTCAACTCGTAGTTAGCCATAGCCGCAAGATCAGAGTTTGCTCCCTGCGTGATTGCCTGCGCCTTGGCGTACTGCCGTTCGCGCTCCAGTGCGTCAGCGTGAGTCAAGGCAAGAACCAAGTGATGAACGTGAGGCAAGCGAAGCTCATCACCAAGAGCGTCTGTGGAAGGAGGAAAGTCAACGATGTAGTTTGTCCTAGTAAGGCACTTCAGCTTCTCCACAACACGCAATGGAATCGTGCCAGATGTGGCAAGCCTTGGGTAGAGGTTGAGCTGTGCAATGCCACTGCTGTTACGACCTGTAAAATGGTAGGTATCTGGATCGCCAGTGCGGTCATCAGACAGCAAGCCTGGGTCTTGGCTGATGATGGTGGCTAAGTCAATCGGGTCAACCTCTGCATCGTTGTAGGCCACAGAGAGAGGAGTCTCAACATTCGTGCCAAGCGTGATCTGTCTGTTTGTTCCAACTGAATAGGTGGAGTTGGTAACAGTCTCGCGCCAAGGTGCAAAGTCCCACACTCGGCGGTAAGCCAAGCTTGCGGCTTTCTGCAAGAAGGTAAGCGTATCGGCATCGGTCTTGCCAACCTTCTCGCCTGCGTACTGAGCGATCTCGGTTAGGGTCATTTAGCAGGCCATCAGCACGCATGGGACGCAATAGCTTCCGTCCTCGTAGGTGCAAGTGACATTGGTTGAAGTAACTTTGGCAATAGTCTTGGATCGGATAATGTCATCGCCTTGTGGCTTGGCGGTTCCATCGCCAGCAGACATTAACAAATCACCACGATTAACGCTTGTTCCTTGAGCAACACGGATAATCATATCTCCTGTCATTGCCATATTCAAATCGTATGGATTGTCTTGATCGTCATTATCCCAATTAACAAACACGCCTGCTGTATTTGAATCGCCCTCAACATCAGAAATTTTAACTTTGTTTAGCTGTTCGTTTTGAAGAAGATTCCCATCAGCATCTCTCCATTCGCACATTGCATCAAGATTGGATAATACAGTTCCCTTTTTGATTGCTGGATCTCGCTGTCCAGACGGCAACTGTGAAAATCTTGAAAGATTTCCTCCGTTATACGAAACAGTTGTTCCACTTACAGATATTGTTCCCTCAACAGTTCCATCTTGTGCAATTTGAACTATGATTCCGTCATCAGTTCTCCTATTAAATAATGCAGATGGACCACCAGAAGCTCCAGACGCGATTTTATTATCAGAAGTAGTGAATTGGAATCCATCACTTGATGTGCTTGGTGATGTTTTCCCCATCAAAACATTCCCACTACCATCAATCGTCATCTCGGCTGATCCACCTTGATTTGCAAAAGTTAATGGCGTGCTTGCTGTTATCTTTCTGACCACAGAAGAAGATCCATCTCCAAGAAATAGTGTCCCGCGAAAAACAGATCCTCCATTTACATCTAGTTTTTGACCAGATGGGGTAATCCCAATCCCAACATTCCCACTCGAATCAATCCGCATTCCTTCAGTTCCACCTTCCGCAAACGCAATCGTATCAGCGGCGGGGAAGAAGATGCCTGTGTTGGAGTCTCCAGTAGGAACTATTGCTGGGGCTGCTGCTGTGCCTGTGCCTGTCGTGATAAGGGTTGTTGCGACTAGGGTTGGGATTGTTCCAGTAGTGATTGTGGCAGCGGTAGAAGTAGTCGTTCCAGTTGTAAGGCTTGAAATCGTCCCGCCAGTTCCAACAATCGTTCCAGTTACGTTGCCATTCAATGGTCCAACGAAACTTCCAGCCGTAAGTGTTCCAGTAAAGCTTGAGCTGGTATAAACTCCGTTATTCAACGCATCGTTGAACATGCTTCCAACCGTAACCCTGCGAGGCGCGGATGTTGGGGTTAAGTCTGCGTCAGCAATCAATAGCTGGTCAGAGCTACCAACGCTGGATATTACTGGCTGGGTTGTGATGATGCCCGCATAAATCTCAGTCTCATCAATAAGATTGTGAAGACCAGCAGCAGTTACTGTTCCGTTGGTTGAGAAGGTAACTTGACGATTTAGAATTGTTGCCATATTAAGCTGTAAACCTCAGTGCGGTTGCGAAGATTGTTCCTGCTGGAATTGTCCCCGTGGTTGTGCCTTTTCCGATTATGTTGTATTCGACAACATCCGTTGCTATCGGGAAGAAGCTTGTTACAAACAAAGCCCCAGCCCCAGTAGTTGATCCAAAACTATTGATTGATCCAATCACAATGTCGCCAAGCTGGCATGATAAAGCAAATGTTCCAGTTGTGGAGTCGTTGGCAGCGTGCGTCTGAACTGTGCCGCCAGAGAAGGCAAATGTTCCATAGCTGACTGCGGTTAGCTTCGGACCACTCGCGCCAACTTTAAGAGTTCCGACTGTGGCCGTACCAGTAACCGAAAGAGAGCCAGTGCTGCTTACGCCAGTTGTAGAAATTTGTAGAGCTGAAGATGTATCGTCTCCATCAGTAACAACCTGGAGCGTGCCATCAACTCCTCCTGTCCCAAATGTCTTTAGGAGTTGGGGATAGCTGGTGCTGATTAACTGTGTTCCAAGTGTGGGCATTTAGTCTCCTAGTTAGAAAGGCGGTTTTTGAGGACATCCCAGGCCA